CTGGAAACGGAAACGGCCCGCTGGTGGGCGGGCCGGTCTGGTGGGTGCGTTTAAAGCAGTGCAGGGATTTCCCCTTCTGCTTGTACTGGTTACTCGTTCGTTCGCAATCACCACCGAAGGTGATTGCTCACTCACTATCTCTATCTATATGTACGAACTGTCCCGCGTATTTCAGGAGAAATACACGGTTTGTGACACAGTTCACAGGCTGTACTGGTAACTAATAGCCGAAGGCTGGCAAACGCCCGCGGCTGGGACAGTCGTGGGTTATAGGTATGGAAGAACAACGCTGGAAAGGCTCCAATGGCGGCGGCAAAGGTTGGAACTGGGATAACCAGACCAAATCTTGGGCCATGCCAGCGCAGCAATCAGAGTTTCTCGACTGGCTGCTGTCGGATCCCAAGGATCCGGCATCAAGAACAGCTTGGTGTGAGGAACACGGGGTTCACCCTGATACCCCGAAGCGGTGGAAGCGCGACAAGCGGTTCAACGAGGAATGGGAACGTCGTGCCCGTGAGAAGAACATTTCGGTGGACCGTGTGCAGTCCGTCGTGGACTCCCTGCATACCGCTGCGATCAACGGGGACGTGAAAGCCGCTTCGCTGTATCTCCAGTACATCGACCGGTTCACTCCCAAGCGGGTAGTCAAGGTCGAGGACTCGGAAACCAAAGCCTTGTCGGATGACGATCTCCTGGCTGAACTCAAGATGATGACCGACGAGTTCTCGGCCTAGTGGCGGACCGCAGTCGGCTTCTGGATCTGAAGCGTGAACTTGAATGGCGGCGATGTGCGAAAGACGAGAAGTACTTTTTGGAGAACTTCTGGTACATCCAGAATCCCAGAGATGGTCGAGTTCTGTTTGAGCTGCGAACAGCCCAATCGGAAGCTTTGGCTGAGTGGAAGAAATCCCGATACAGCCTGACTCTGAAAGCCCGCCAGATCGGCTGGACGACTCTGGTGGCTGCCCACCAGTTCTGGTTGGCGTGGTTCATTGCAGATCAGAACATCATCGACATTTCCCGCACGGAGCGGGAAGCGGTCCTGTTGTTGAAGAAAACCAAATATGGGTACCGAAATCTCCCGAAATGGATGCTGGACCGTGGACCGCAGTCCACTGTGGAGCATCAGCAGAAGATGGTGTTCGACAACGGTTCGGCTATCACGTCGATGCCGTCCGCTTCGGACCCCGCCCGTGGCGAGTCCGCGACGCTGATCGTGGTCGATGAGTGGGCGTTCCTCCCGAACCCTGAGGAAGCGTGGGCTTCCATTGAACCTGTGGCGGACGTTGGCGGCAGGATCATCGGTCTGAGCACCGCTAATGGGTCGGGAAATTTCTTTCACCGCATGTGGGTTGGTGCGGAAACGCGTACAAACCAGTTCTCCCCGATGTTCTACCCGTGGTCGGCGAACGCCGAACGTGACCTGGACTGGTACAACGGCAAGAAACGGTCGATGACCTCCTGGCAGCTTGCCCAGGAATACCCGTCGAACCCTGAAGAGGCGTTCATCAAGTCTGGTCGGACCGTGTTCGATGTGGACGATCTGGTGAACAAGGTGATACCCCACGAACCTGTGGTCGGCACTCTGGCCGACCGGACTTCGCTGCGGGATCTGCAATGGATCCCGAACCACGACACCGACGGGATCGACCCCCTGAGTGTGTGGGAGCTGCCACAACCCCAACATTCGTATGTACTGGGAGCCGACGTTGCCGAGGGGTTGGACTGGGGTGACTATTCGTGCGCCTATGTGATCGACATCTCCAACGGGCTGGTTGTCGCTGAGTGGCACGGCCACGTCCCCGCCGACCTGTTCGGCGAGGAGATCTACAAGCTGGGGATCTGGTACAACACCGCACTGGTCGGGGTGGAGTCGAACAACCACGGGTTGACGACGATCACCGCCCTGAGGCGGTTGGGGTACAAACGGCTGTTCCGCCGCCGGCGGGTCAACTCCACGCAGGGCAACACGCCGATGACAGAGTTCGGGTGGCACACAAACAAGTCGACCAAGCCGCTGATGATTGACGAGTTGGGCCGGTCGTTGCGGGAACAGGAGATCGAGTTGCGGTCTGCTGGGTGCCTGGGGGAGTTGCGTACTTATGTCCGTGACGAGCGTGGGGCGATGAACGGTTCCCCACACGATGACCGTGTGATGGCTTTGGCGATCACGAACCAGATGACGAACTATGCGTGGGCACCCGAGTACAAGCAGGAAACGGACGACTACTGGACGTTCAACTGGTTTGCGAACGTCAGGTCTGACGGTGAGGTGCCGAACAACGATTGGACGATCGGGGCTTCGTCTCAACGACACCGCTAGGTGGGGTGGGACACTTTCATCTTCTTTGTAGGACTTCCTACGGAGTGATGATGAACCGTTCTTACAATTCTGTTGGCGCAGGCGACCTTCCCAAGCTTTCTAACGGAAGCAAGTGCTGCGACCCGGCACGGCCGGGTGCAGGTCAATCTGCAAGTGGCGTCAAGGTCGGCCTTGATATCCCGAAGGTCGCTCGACCTGGTGGTCGTCAAGGTGGCGGACTCAAGTCCGCTGGTTCGGCCCCCAAGGCCGCACGGCCCGGCGGTCGCCAGTCCGCATCCAAGGCCTAGTAGCCCGTGGCCTGTGACCGCTCCTACGAGGAGTGTGTCCAACTAGCCCACCCGTGTTTCGGTCACAAGATCCGTTTGTGGCGTGAAGACGGCATGGCAGGGATCGCCCTGCCAGATCATCAGGAGTGGACGGGTCCGACGGTTCGCGAGCGCGTGACGGAGACGTTGGCGAACGCAAAGCGGAACGGTATCGAACCGCAGTACATGGGAAGGGCCACGCTGGTCTGATGGCAAAGCTGTCGAAAGCTGAGAAAATCAAGCGGTACCGGCAGCGGCTGGATCACGCCCAGAAGTGGCGTGAAAACGAAGGCTACGACGACACATGGAAACGAATGCTCGACCTGTACAAGGGGAAGCATTTCGCTGCTGGTTCCGACGATGAGGATCGCATAGCGATCAACATGGCGTTCTCGACGATCAACATCATTTTCCCGTCGATCACGGTAAACCACCCGAAGATCGAGATCATGTCGAACACCGTCGAGGACGAGGACCGTGCGGTCATCGCTTCGGCGGCTATCAACTACTGGTGGAAGCACTACGACTTCCGCACCCCGTTCCGCCGTTCAACCAAAGACTTCCTGATCATGGGTCACGGTTGGGTCAAAGTCGGGTACCGGTTCTCCGAAAAAGAAGAACCAACGTCCCTTGAAGAGCAGCGAACAGAGTTCAACGGGCTTGCCGACGAGGCCGATGCTTACGCTGAAACGAACCCTGAGTTGGCGGGCGAACTGCCCACCGACGAAGAGATCGAAGCGAACCTCGGGGAAACGAAAACGATCATCACCGAAGATCGGCCGTTCATCGAACGGGTCAGCCCGTTCGACATGTACGTCGACCCTGAGGCGACCTCGTTGGAGGACGCCAACTGGGTGGCCCAGCGCATTGTCCGACCGATCGAAGATGTGAAGCACGACAAGCGTTACCGCGAGTCGGTGCGCCGCAAGGTCACTGCCGACTCTGTCGTCAGTTCCGACTGGTTGTCGCGTGACGAACGTAAGAAGTATGACTCGGACATCGACCGTGTCACCGTCTGGGAGTACTACGACCTGAAGGCCGGCACGATCAGTGTGTTCGCCGAAGGCGCAGCGGACTTCCTTGTGGACCCCCGCCCCATGCCCTACGCGTGCGGCCACCCGTACATTTTCATCAGCAACTACGAGATCCCTGACGAGTTCTATCCGGTCGGCGACCTGGAGATGCTCGAAGGTGCCCAGCAGGAACTGAACAAGACCCGTTCGCAGATGATGAACCATCGTAAGAAGTACGGGCGCAAGTACCTGTTCCGTGCCTCGGCTCTAAGCCCCGAGGGCCGTGAGGGACTGGAGTCGAACTATGACAACATTGCGATCGAGGTCGTGGACGAGAACATCCCGCTTCAGGACATCGTTCTCCCTGTGCCGATCACACCCATGTCGGGCGACCTGTACCAGTACTCCGACATTGTTGAACAAGACATCGACAAGATCTCGGGTGTCAACGAGTACGCCCGCGGTTCGTCCCCTGAGATCCGTCGTACCGCCACTGAGGCGGCGATGGTGCAGGATGCGGCCAACGCCCGCTCGTCGGACAAACTGGCGATCATTGAACTGGCGATTGGGGCGATAGCCCGCAAGGTTCTCCAGCTAGCCCAGCAGTACATGACAGGTGAGCAGATCACCCGTGTTGTCGGCGTTGAAGGCCAGCAGTTGTGGATCCCGTTCACTTACGAGGACATCAAAGGCGAGTTCGATTTCGTGGTCGAGGGCGGGTCTACCCAGCCCGCTAACGATTCGTTCCGACGCCAGCAGGCGATCAGCATGATGAACGCTATGGGGCCGATGATCGGCACGGTCATTGACCCCGCCCAGTTGGCGAAACATGTCCTGCAAATGGGTTTCGGTGTGAAGTCCCCTGCGAAGTTCATGTTGCCTCCCGCCCCACCGATGCCAATGGGACCGGACGGTCAACCCATGCCGCCCGATCCGAATGCACCTCCTCCTGGGATGCCTCCTGGGATGCCAATGCCACCAGGTTCTGGGGCTGACGCACCACAAATGGATCCGCGCGAGCTGGAGATGATGAAGCAGCAAGCGGCGATGGGTGGACCTCCACCCATGCCGGGCCAAGGCGGAATTCCCCCTGAGATCCTTGCCCAACTTCAGGGCCAGATGGGTCTAAACGCGTAAAGCGGGACACTTGCATCTGTTCTATAGAGAACAACCAGCGATCGTCGTTGGATTCTCTGGAGGCAATGAGCGACATCAGTGCCACTGCTGACTTTTCAGCAGACGTGGAGTCAAGTCCTGCAAGCGAAGGACTGGGTGAGACAACGAGCTACGAAGCTCCCGTCGAGTCCAGCACCCCAAGCGATTCGGGTTACGACGCTCCTGACAACGGTTCAATTCAAGAATCGGCTGAACCCATCGAATCTCTTTTTGAGTTGGATGGCACACCGATCACCTTGGACGAAGCCAAAAATGGCTACCTCAGACAGTCTGATTACACAAAGAAGACTCAAGAGTTGGCCGAAATGCGGTCCCGTTTGGCTGAAGCTGAAGCCATCACAGAAGCGTTGCGGTCGGACCCGATCAGCACGCTGAACGCCCTCTCTGAGGCGTTCGGTGTGGACTTTCGGGCAGAGGCGAATGATCCGTTTGCGGACATGGACCCTGAGATGGCACGCATCTCTGTGTTGGAACAGAAGATTGCACAGCAGGAGAACGCCGCACGTCAAGCAACCATCGACGCGGAACTCAGCAACATGCACCAGCAGTTTGGTGAGTTCAACGATCAAGAGTTGTTCGCCCACGCAATTAAGGGCAACTTCCAAAGTTTGCAGTCCGCTTATGCGGACATGAACTTCGGTCGGCTGCAAACACAGTTGGC